GGAGCCGTACAATCATACGCCGGGAAGTACGCCGTGCAAGCGCTGTTTGCAATCGGTGAGGAAGATGCGGACCATTTTGAAGTGGCAGAGGAAAGTTTGAGACCAAACCAACCTCACAACACCCAACCGCATCAAAATCAGCAACCGCAAGCACAACCCCAACCACAAAACAACCCACAACCTAACTTTATCAGCAATGAACAGCATGACTTTATTATGCAGCAAATCAATGAGTTAGCTCTAATTACTGGGCAATCAGTTGAAACAGTTGCTAATTACTACTTGAAAAAGTACAAACTCAACGTTTTTTCTGAACTGCTAGTACCGGGATTTGATGTGATAACTAACGACATTCAAACACAAATCAACAACCGAAAGGGATAAAACATGAAGGACGTAACAAACAATTTTCTTGAAACAATCGAGCCGGTTTATACGCCGGGGACAATTAATTTTGATTTTGACAAATTCGATGCAGCTATCCAAGCGGCAGTTAGCGAACTATCAGACGAACAACTGGACCAGCTTGAATATGACCAAGTCTTAAAAGAAATCACCCGTTTCAAAGGGCTTGGCGACAAACTCGATGACAAGCGTAAAGAAATTGGCAGAATCTACAAAGACCCACTCACTGAGTTTGAATCTAAACTAGCGACTTCACTAGAGCCGTTGGGTGCACTTCTTGACAAACTACGTGCCAAACGTGATGAAGTCAAAGAGCACAAAAAAATGCTGCGAATTGACCACGTTAGATCAGTATTTGAAAGCAAATGCGAGCTAGCCGGACTAGACAAGGATACATTCAAGGACAAGTACGAGAGCTTTTCTAAGGTCGGTGACTTCATGGATAAGAAAATGAAGCTCAAAAAAGCGACAGAAGAAGAAATCGACGCTTTGGTTTTGGCTGAGTATGACCGACTGGAAGAATACAAGGCTAACGTTGCCATGATTGAAGAACAAGCCCTTGACTATGAGTTGCCAGCGGAGCCATACACTAGAGCGTTGCAGAACGACACACCTCTAGTTGAAATCTTGAAACAAATGAAAAAGGACCGTGATGCAGCCGTAGAGCGTAAGCAGAAAGCGGAAGCCAAAGCGAAAGCCAAAGCGAAAGCAGAAGCGGCACGTCTAGCAGAAATTGAAGCAATGGCTGAACAGTCAGCAAACGAGGAAATCAAAGCGGTTAACGCTGAAACTGGTGAGGTTATCGAAGACACTAAACCCGTCGAGGAAGTACCTAGCAAACCCGTTGAACCTTACAAGGTCAATCTTTCACTTACGTTCCATGGCGGTGAGCAACAATGGCATCAATTTGCTAAGCTGTTGGATGACAACTTTGTAAATTATGAAATTCTAGGAGAAAATCAATGATCAATTCGACCGTACTCGTTGGGCGCTTAACTCGTGACCCAGAACTAAAATACACGGCCAGCAATATTGCAGTAGCTACATTTAGCCTAGCTGTTAACCGCAACTTCAAAGATGCTAACGGCGAACGTGAAACAGACTTTATCAACTGCGTTATCTGGCGCCAGCAAGCCGAGAATTTGGCTAACTGGGCTAAAAAAGGCGCATTGATTGGCATTACTGGACGCATTCAGACCCGTAGCTATGAGAATCAGCAAGGTCTAAGAGCGTATGTGACTGAGGTAGTCGCTGAAAACTTCCAAATGTTGGAAAGCCGTGCGGCGCGTGAAGGTAGAAATGCCACTCAAGGCAATACATCGGGAGCGTTTGGCAACGATAACGGCTATGCTGCACCTTATGGCCAACAAGCACCGCAACAGCAAGGACCAAACTTTGCAAGAGATAACAGCCCATACGGGAACAGTAACCCCATGGATATCAGCGATGACATGTTGCCATTCTGAGGTGAAGCATGAAGATGACTTTAAATATCGAGCCTAAACCTCAAACAAGGCCACGATTCAGCAAGTTTGGAACTTATGAAGACCCGAAAATGAAGGCATGGCGTCGTCAGTGCTCGCAACTTATTGAGCAAGAGTACGACGGACAATTCTTCGACGGCCCGATTATGGTTGATGTTACCTTTTACATGAAAGCACCGCTGAGCGTATCAAAAAAGCCCACGCCAAAAGCAAGGGCTAAAACGTGGGATGCGTTCAAGCGGTTCATGTCTGAAACACTTTGGCATGCGAAAACTCCAGACGTTGATAATCTGGTCAAATCGCTCTTTGACAGTGTTTCAAGAGCTGGCTACAACAAAGTTGATAAAAAGGGTATCGTCTGGACGGATGACAGTATTGTTTGCGATTTAAGAGCTCGCAAGAAGTACAGCCCTAATCCACGTATTGAATTTGAAATCAAGGAGCTCGAATGAATAGCAAGTACAAAGACAAGCTGGTCGGCGTATATGCTCCAGGGAGTTACGACCACACAAGCGTATTAGGTCAAACGCAAGAGTTTTCGAGATGGTTTTGGGCTAATCACGAAGATATGGAATATATCAGCGCTAAGCTAGGTATCAACGCAAAGAAACTCAATCGCATTCTGACACTGGAGCAGTTACCGGATGAAGAATTACTAACAAGGATGATGGAACTATGCAAGTAAAGGAATACGCATTATATAAAGGCGAGGAATTGCTAGCAATGGGAACGAAGCGTGAAATCGCCGAACAATTAGGTGTGTCAGTAAATAGTGTTAGTCACTACGGTACGCCGGTGTATGCTCGCAGAACCAGCGATAATGGAAGGAGATTAATCGAGCTATGAAATATAAAGTTATCGTGTACTACGACAACATGGAAGACAGTGAGCATATCTTTAATAACAAGAACGACGCTATCAACGAGCTGCATCGTTTGAGAGGTGTGAAATATCGCAATGCTAAGAAATATAAGGTGGAATTAGTCGAATGCGGTGGATAGTACGAGTAGCACGCACAATGGATGATGTTAAGGAGTGCCATTTCACAGATAAGAACAAGGCACTGAAACACGTTGAAGTGTTGAGAAAGTTAAGCATGGCAGTGGATGCCACTGTCTGGATGGAGGAAATTGATGATTAGAACGAAGTGGTTAGAGGTTGAATATGGATTTACTAATTACCAAGAAATCGACGATTTGATTAATGGGTTTATCGAAGAGAATCCACAAATTGAAATCATTGATATCAAATATCAGTCAAATGTCTCCAGCGTGGCCGACAGTGGTGTTAGTGCTACATATTACCATACATCAGCACTGATTATTTACAAGGAGAACTAACGATGATGAATAAGGATGAAGCAGTACAGAAACTAGCAACAGCGGGACGCCTTTCGATAGCTCATGCAGAAGACCTATATGATTCTTTTTTCCCTAAACCAGTAGTGCCTCAATACGTGGCGGATTGGTATGAGGGGAATAAACGAAATCTTGACTTAAATTTGTGCGGTTTAGTATACGACCTTGCCATGAATTCAACGGATTGCTATCGGGAAGAATTTAAAGCGTGGGCGGAGGGTAATAAAAAAACGTTTATCACAACCCTCGTAAACATGCACCAGTTTGGGTATGAGGTCGAGAAAGAGGCTAGATATATAGTCAAATTCAAAGGAGTTTATGGCGACGCTAGATATTTGAATCACGAGATTGACGGCAATTGGTATATCAATAGCAGACAGGAGACACATCAGTTTCGAGTGGCCCACACCCGCAAAGAACTTGAAGCTAACGGTTTCGGGTGGGTATTCGATTGCCCAGGCGTTGAAGTGAAAGAGGTGGAGTGATGAAGATTAAAAAGTATAAATACACTATTAACGAAATTAGTTACACTGCATGTTACGGCTGGCTGGAAGCAGAAGTAACTCACGAACGTACAGGATATGGCGTTAGCACCACGAATATTGACAATTTTCTTGAAGAAGTGTCTATATACAGTCCCGAAGATGCAGACGCAATCGAAGCTTTCAGAGATTTTCAAAATAATTTAGTGCTAGAAAATGTCGAATTTGAAATCGAGAATGCGGAGGTAACGGATGAATAACCTAATTACTAAAATCAACCACTGGGCAGATAGCCGTGGGTTAAAGCAAGCTGACCCTAATATTCAGTGGATGCGAGTCACGGAAGAAGTCGGAGAAATTCGGGATGTCCTCTTGAAACCGACGAAATTCACTGAGCCACAAGCAGCGTTGAAGGATGCCATCGGTGACACGCTAGTAACAATTATCGTGCTAGCACACCAGTTAGACCTTGATGTGACTGAGTGTTTGGGTATCGCGTATGAAGAAATTAAGAATAGAAAGGGAAAAATGATTAATGGGACGTTCGTTAAAGAAAGTGATTTATAACGACCTAGCTATTGCTACAGTGCTGCTCATGGTATCACTAGCAATTAACGTGACTACTGTTCTACGAGTGGTTAACAGACCTATCGAGACCGTGGTTATCCATAAGGCAGACAATGCCGTTGAGCTACATGGCAAGGTTACTGGAAAATCTATGGTCGGAAAACTCTACACGCTCGATTGCGGCGCTTACGGGAAATTCCTTGTCAGCAAGGAACAGTATGACAGCGTGCAAGTCGGGGATGATATTCCGAGCTATTTGAGGGGGCGGGGACAATGATTCCAAATTTTAGGGCTTGGTCAAAGCAAGAACGACGTTTGATTCTTTCAGAAGATATTCTTGCTATTGATTACGAGAATGAAGAAATAGACGCACAAAAAATCTATTTTGAAGATGGATTGCCGGTTGAAAGGGATATATATACCTATGGTTTTGACAACATCGAACTTATGCAATCAACAGGATTGAGAGACAAGAATGGCAAAGAAATCTTTGAGGGGGACATCCTAAGAGTAACCAACCTATCAAGCTGGTTGGAAGTTGTATCTTTCAACGAAGACAAGGCGATGTTTATCTCTAAGGAAATCAAAAGAGAAGTCGAAGAAACCCCTCTATACGATTTGTTTAACACGGATATTTTCGAAATCGAAACCATCGGCAATATCTACACTAATCCGAAACTGGCAGAGGTAAGCTCATGAGTAAAACCTACAAATATTCCGGACTGACACCAGAGCTGTATCAACGGCTGGTCAGTGAGCATGCAGCGCTAAAACAAGCTCACAAAAAAGGCTCTTATAAGCAGTTTTTCCAAGATGTGAAACAGTGCAGTGAAGTACAAGCTCGTATCATTTATCAAGCGTTTAATAGTGCAGTGGTGGAGCGTGCGAGGATATCACCGGCAACTGTCGATAGACTGGAAGGCATTATCTCCGATGAACTATTCGACGACCTTCAAGACTATCTGTCTACGCACTATACAAGAGGTAAAACCACTAAACCAGTTTTGAATAAAACCAATGCTGGACTGCCAGAGGGGCTGTTTAAACGGTTTCGTAAGGAAGTGGAAGAACTACGCAAGGAACACCCTAACAACCTAAATAGCTATATTAGAGACGTCAAGGGCTGCGACCAGAAAAATGTTAACAGAACCCAAAACGCCCTCAAACTGTGCTATGCGGAAAAAGCTGCTCTAACGCCTTTAAAAGCTATTCAAATGGAAGGGCTACTTTCAAGAGAGTTATTCAGCGAGATTATTGATTTTGTTTTCAATAACTATGAATGGAGCGAGAGATTGGATGATGAAGTTGATCGCATAAACCTAGAATATAGAACTAAAGGCAAGTTAGGTCGTGAGAAGACCACGGTCAGAAAAGCTCTTTATACAGCCTATGCGTTAGGCGTGTAGCCAGAACGGTTTAAGAGGGTTCGACTCCCTCGCTAGCTATTACCAGTTAATTTATATAAGGAAAAGAGGAATCCTTTTGTATTTTTTTCATTCAAATCAGCGGAAGCGTGACTGGTCGTGGATGCACCAAAATCCAGTAAATAAACAATTAGAATCGAGGAACCTTTTTTATTTCATTCACAAATCTAAAGCGTCTTACTGGTGGCGTGATTATTCAAGGCTCTATGCCTGCAAGCAGATATAGGTCAGAAATCTCCATAATTCATCCGACTTAATTCTTGTATTATTTCAAAAAACGAAAGGGGAATATCCCCGATAATGATTTCACTATATCTAGGCTGGAATGGTTATATAAGGGGTTCGATTCCTCTTGCCAGTCATTGTCTGTCAAAACACTAAAAAATGGATATAGATTTTTAGTGGCTTGAACACTTTTTTAACACTTTTTCGACACGAGCAA